CACTCCTATATTGTTATTGGGTTTTGTTTAACTTTGATTTCTATTCCCATGCTCTTAATTATCTTTAGCTTATCAAGAGTAAAGGTCTTAGTTCCTAGTAATTCAGAGAATTTACTAGCTAATTCGCAAGAGGGATAATATCTCTCCTGACCATAAACCGATTTGGTGGTTATCCACATTTCTTTATTCATTAAGCAACTCCTTATGCAATTATTGTTCTGCCGTCATCTTCAACTTGAATATCATCAAGCTCAATGTCATCAAATAAATCTAGATCATCAATTAATTCACTTTCATATTCGACAGTAAAACATTGCTCAGGGTCATACCCAAGTATAGAAATTCTTTGTGTTGAATGAAATTTACTCCAAACCTTTTGTAATACTCTATCGATCTTTTTAAAGTATTCTTGGTCTCCAGTAGTGTGTGTATGATCTCTTAAATCATATAACCTACTGTATAATTTTTTATAGTCCATAATAGCACTCCTATTTGTTAAATTATTCTAGGACAAAGAGCAGTAATAACTGCTCAATGTTTCGACCTCTCTAGGTCTCGTCAGCTAGACTATTTCTTGAAAATATTCAGCAACAACTTTGTCGAAAAGTTTTTTCTTTTTCTTATGTTTTGTGTTGAAACTTCCGATCTTTTGTATGCTAATTCCTCTGAAATATACAGAAACTATTTTGTTAGTTTTTTTCCAAACTACGGCAAGTAAAGCACAACCATTAGGTAACTTCTTTACAACAATGTCTGTATACTTAGATTTTCTTGCATTTTCGATTGCTATGTCTTTCACTATTAATCTCCTATTGGTTGTTGAATAAAAATTTGCCCATGTCATAGGCTGAGTTAGATCTTAGTCTTTCGGTCTCATATGGTCTCTCGGATATTGTTACACCTAATTTTAGGTAGTCATTCAATGCGACCATGAAAGCATTAAATCTCCACCAATGATAATCATCATGATGGTCAGAAATAGCACGATCTAGACCTACAAGATTTTTGGAAATTTTATTAAGGCTATCGATAATACCTTGCTCCCCCATTGTCTCGATCATCTGCCAACTCATGGCAACACTACCATCAGTTTCAATGTTGATATCCAAAATCTCTAGCTCATAAATTATCTTTTCCATTCTTCTAGCTATTACTGCATCAGGATAATTGTAAGCATTGCCAATACCTTTTAAGATGTTGTCATCAGATAATAATTTCATAATAGTAACTCCATAAGTTAATTAACTGTTTCATACTTTTGTAATCATCAGGCACAACACACATTGCACTACAGTAACCACCCACATTTAATAACCTTTCGTGCCAATAGAAACCTTTACTTAAATGCCACCTCCCAATGAAAGCATCTAAGGTGTTGGACTAGTTAGATACTTCGAGGTGGTTTCCTAGAGAGTTAGTCTAGTTCCAAATTAAAGAGTATTTAATAAGGTTCTATCTCTAGAGGGGTCTACCCATCTTCGCTTGGCAACCTGAGCCTGAAATAATGTTAGAGCATATTTAAGATAATAAGTCAAACTTATAATGTACTATTTTATACTTTATTTTACAGAAATATACATAAATGTACTCAAACCCAAGGTGGACAACAAAAATGACGAAACAACTTTTTTTGGAGTATCATAGCTTGTAAGTGCTTTCGTTTCTGTACGGAGCTTAAATCGCCGTTAATGGATATTTCACGAAATGAGAATATAAATAGATGGTTGCAAAGCTACACTTTTATTAATTCGTGTGCTACTTTGTAAAAGTTACCATTAACTTTTGTGAGATAAAAAATGTCAGATAAAAAAGATAAACCGAAATTAAAATTAGTCAGCAGTAATAAAGTCAAGAAAAGTTCCAAGCCTGAGCTGACGGCAAAGCAGTTGGGTTTTTGTAAAGACATAGTTGGAATGGGAAAAGATAAAGATGGCAATCCTAAAAAACCAATGAGCTTAGTTGATGCATATGTAGCAAATTATAATGTTAGTCCTAAAACCAAGAACAACACTATAAGAGATATGGCAAGTAAGTTAAAAGCAAACCCATTGATTACCCATACAATTTCCAAACTCTACAATGAAATGATGCAGATAAACAAAGTGTCAGCGATAAAAAAAGAGGAAGTAATAATTAGAAAGCTAGAGGAGTTTATGAATAATGAAGACTTTTCAGATACTGCAAGAGTTAGATCAGCCGAATTGATCGGCAAAAGTTTAAGTATGTTTACTAATGTTACTGAAATAAAAGAAAGTGATAAGAGTTCTGTAGAAGTTGAACAGCAACTCAGGGAAAAACTATCTAAACTTTTAAAAGAGTAGTCGCTATCTACGAAAATTCAGTTAGTTTTGACCCTACCCACTCCCTACCACCCATGTCTGTAGGTGGCTAGCCGTGCCGTATACAGTTTATTTCACACATATATTCTACAATTTTTGATAAAAGTGAAGGTTAACTTCTAACATACTAGTTTTTACTAGTACTAGTACTAGTATACCTTCCTTATACTAGTATTATATTATTATATAGTTAAGACTAGTACTAGTATTAAACTATATACTAGTATATACTAGTAACTAGTAATACTAGTATACTAGTGGAGTAGAAAATTTGTCAAACATTATTTACTTAGATGACTACAGAAAATTTATTCCTGAAGATGAGCCTGAGTTACAGGACCCTATAGTGATAGGCTGGGATGAAGATGATAGTCTTTTCATTGCTTCGTCTGTTGACACAGACAAGTGTTTGTGGATGATAGACTTAGCTAAAAAGATTATTGAG